TTTTCATAGCTTAAGGCTATATGCTAGAGGAGAGCAGTCTGTAAAAAAATATAAAGACGAGCTTTCTATTAACGGAGATCTTTCTTACTTAAACTTAGACTGGACGCCAGTACCTATTATACCTAAGTTTGTAGATATTGTTGTTAATGGGATAGCAGAAAGAGCTTACTCAATAAAAGCATACTCACAAGACCCTTATGGCGTAGCCAAAAGAACTGAATACATGGAGTCTATATTAGGTGATATGGCTGCAAAAGAAATGAACGACTTTGCAGACAAAGAATTTGGTATAAACTTATATGAAAATGATCCTCAAACTTTACCAGAAACGCAAGAAGAGTTAGATCTTCACATGCAGATGACCTACAAGCAGTCTGTTGAGATCGCTGAAGAGCAAGCGTTGAGCGTATTGATGCAGGGAAATAATTATGATCTAATAAAAAGGCAGTTTTACCACGATTTAACAGTACTTGGTATTGGTGCTGTTAAGACTTCTTTCAACACCTCTGAAGGAGTAGTTATAGACTACGTTGATCCAGCTAATCTTGTTTACTCTTACACTGAGTCACCATACTTTGAAGATATATATTATGTAGGTGAAGTAAAAACTATACCCGTAAACGAGCTTGCTAAACAGTTTCCACACTTATCTCAGCAAGACCTAGAAGAAATACAATCAAAAGGCTCAAATTACTCTTACAATAGAAATAGAGGAGGAGGATACAACGACGACTACGATCCAAACAAAGTACAAGTTTTATACTTTAACTATAAGACTTATATGAATGAGGTTTACAAAGTTAAAGAAACAGGAAGTGGCGCTGAGAAGCTTATAGAGAAAGATGACGCGTTTGAGCCACCTGCTGATGCAGAAGGAAACTTCAGTAAACTACAAAGATCTATAGAGTGCTTGTACGAAGGAGCAATGATACTTGGTACTAATAAGCTTATCAAGTGGGAAATGTCTAAGAACATGATGCGACCAAAGAGTAACTTTACTAAAGTTAAGATGAACTACTCTATTGTTGCGCCTAGAATGTACAAAGGAAAAATAGAATCTCTTGTAAAAAGAATAACAGGATTTGCTGATATGATTCAGCTTACACACTTGAAGCTACAGCAAATAATGTCTCGTATGGTTCCAGACGGGGTTTATTTAGATGCGGATGGTTTAGCTGAAATTGACTTAGGAAATGGAACTAATTATAATCCACAAGAAGCCTTAAACATGTTCTTCCAAACAGGTTCTGTTATTGGTAGAAGTTTTACTTCAGAAGGAGATATGAATCCAGGTAAAGTACCTATTCAAGAAATAACATCAGGATCTGGTGGTAACAAAATGCAAGCGCTTATAGGTAATTACAACTACTACCTACAAATGATAAGAGACACCACCGGCTTAAACGAGTCTAGAGATGGTAGTACTCCTGACGAAAGAGCTTTGGTTGGTGTTCAAAAAATGGCAGCCGCTAACTCTAACACAGCAACAAGGCATATACTAAACTCTGGTTTATTTTTAACAGCAGAAGTTGCAGAGTGTTTATCACTTAGAATATCAGACATCATAGAGTATTCTCCTACTAAAGAAGCTTTTATTCAAAGTATAGGTGTACACAATGTAGCTACGCTAAAAGAAATGTCAGAACTTCACTTGTATGACTTTGGTATTTTTATAGACTTAATGCCAGACGAAGAAGAACAAGCACTTCTTGAAAACAATATACAAGTTGCATTAGCTCAACAGAGTATAGACTTAGAAGATGCTATTGATCTTCGTGATGTTAAGAACATAAAACTAGCTAATCAGCTGTTAAAGATTAGACGTAAGAAAAAGCAACAAAGAGATCAACAACTACAACAACAAAATATTCAAGCACAGTCTCAAGCAAACGTTCAGCAGCAAGAGGCTTCTGCTCAATTAGAAATTCAAAAGCAACAAGCTTTAAAACAAGCAGAAGGTCAGCTAGAACAAATGAAGTCACAGTTAGCGCAGCAAGCTCTTCAAGCAGAAGCATCTATAAAAGAAAGGTTAATGGAGCGTGAGTTTCAGTACAACATGCAGCTTAGACAAATAGACATGCAGTCTATAAGTGCTAGAGAAGCTCAAAAAGAAAATAGAAAAGACGAAAGAACAAAAATGCAAGCCAGCCAACAGTCAGAAATGATAGAGCAAAGAAATTCAGGTAAACCACCTAAAAACTTTGAATCTTCAGGTAATGATACTATTGGAAGTGGTTTTAACTTAGAGTCTTTTGATCCTAAGTAAGAATTATTAACTATTATTATATTATATTATGGAAGAAGAAAATAAAGAAGTTGTAGCTGAAGAAGTTACGCAAGAAACAAATGAAGTTACAGTAGATGAATCTAAGTTTGAATCTGCTGGAGATGATTCAGTTATTAAAGTAGATTTAAGTAAACCTATAGAAGAAGATGCCACTGGAGAGCAAAGCACAGATGAAGTACCTGTTCGCAACGAATCCGAAACTAGCGAAGAAGTACGTGAAGAAAACGTCGAAGAGCAAGTTGAAGAACTTACCGGAGAAGAAGAGCAAACCGTTCAAGATGATAAACCCGTTGTTGAGGAAATAACTCAAGAAGAAGTTAAACAAGTTGCGGAAGAAGTTCAAGACGCTATTATAGAGTCGGAGGCTACTGGAAGTCCACTACCAGAAAACGTTCAAAAGTTAGTTGACTTCATGAATGACACTGGCGGAGACTTAGAAGATTATGTAAAGCTAAACAGAGATTACTCTGAGCTAGATAGTCAAAGCTTGCTTGTAGAATACTACAGGCAAACAAAACCGCATCTAAACGCGGAAGAAATAAACTTTATGATGGAAGATAGTTTTTCGTTTGACGAAGACATTGACGACGATAGAGATATAAGAAGAAAGAAATTAGCTTTGAAAGAGCAAGTTGCTCAAGCAAAGAACCACTTGGAAAGTGTAAAATCCAACTATTACGAAGAAATTAAACATGGCTCTAAGCTTACTAAAGAACAGCAAAAAGCTATTGATTTTTTCAACAGGTATAACGAAGATTCAAAAGAGTCTAAGAAAGTAGCTGAAGACCAACACAACACGTTTATTAATAAAACTAACGACCTGTTTAACAAAGATTTCAAAGGTTTTGAATACAATGTTGGAGAAAAAAGGTTTAGGTTTAATGTAAAGAACGCTGAGGGTGTTAAGGAAACGCAAAGCGACATTAACAACTTTATCAAAAAGTTTTTGAATAAAGATAATAAAATGTCAGACGCAAAGGGTTACCACAAGTCTTTATATACAGCTATGAATCCTGATGCCGTAGCAAAACATTTTTACGAGCAAGGCAAGGCCGATGCTTTGAAAAATAGTGTAGCTAAAGCTAAGAACGTTAGTATGGACCCTCGTCAGCAGCACAGCGGACAGATCAATACTGGTGGTATGAAGTTTAAGGTGTTAGGCAATGATTCTTCTGATTTTAAGTTTAAAATTAAAAGCAAAAAATAATTTAACAATTTAAAACAAATTAATTATGGCAATTACAGGAGGCGCAAGCCTAAATGCTGTAGCAGCAACACAAAAGCAAGCTACGGCCTCAAATTACATTGACTTCAACCAAGACATGGGTTGGGCTCAACAATACTTACCAGATCTTATGGAGCAAGAAGCTGAAGTTTTCGGACCGAGAACTATTTCAGGATTTCTTGAGCAAATTGGAGCTGAAGAAGCTATGGCTGCTGATCAAGTTATTTGGTCAGAGCAAGGTAGATTACACTTATCATACAAAGGAAAAGTTAGTTCAGCAACTGGTGGTGCTGATACAGGTACAGGTGTATCTAACATCGCACAAATAACAATTGAAGATGACATCGATGGTAACGTTGGTGCTGGATTTACAGCTGCTTCTCACGGTGTTAGAGTTAATGATACTATTATAGTATCTAATGTTAACGGTGTTTTCAAATGTTTAGTTACAGTTGTAAACGGTGCGGTTATTGATGTTGCTCCTTACGGACAATCTGCTTTAGCTGCGTTAACTACTTCTAAAGCAACGACTATATTAGTTTATGGTTCTGAGTATGGAAAAGGACAGAGCTATGTTACTGCTGCTGGTACTACTAACACTACTGATGCTAGAGGTGCTAACGAACCTGCTTTCAAAACTTTCTCTAACAAGCCAGTTATCATGAAAGATTACTACGAAGTATCAGGTTCTGATACATCTAGAATTGGTTGGATTGAAACTTCTAGTGAAAGCGGTAGTTCAGGATACTTATGGTACCTAAAAGCTGAGTCTGATACTAGAGCTCGTTTTAACGACTATGTTGAAATGGCGATGTTAGAAGGTGAGCTTGCTTTAGCCGCTTCTGAGGTTCAAGGTTCTACAATTATTCAAGGTTCAACAACTAATGCTACTCTTGATGCTGGTACTGAAGGTTTATTTGCTGCTATCGAATCAAGAGGTAATATTACTTCTGGAATTACTGGTGTTAACGCTGCTACTGACTTAGCTGAGTTCGACGCTATCCTAGCAGAATTTGACAAGCAAGGTGCTATTGAAGAAAACATGATGTTTGTAAACAGAGCTACTTCGTTAGCAATGGATGACATGTTAGCTTCTATGAATTCTTACGGTGCTGGTGGTACTTCTTACGGAGTATTTGACAACAACGAAGATATGGCATTAAACTTAGGTTTCTCTGGATTCCGTAGAGGATCTTATGACTTCTACAAGTCTGATTTTCGTTACTTAAATGATTTAGCTACACGTGGTGGTATCAACGCTGCTAGTGCTGCTAATGCTATCAGAGGGGTTGTTATTCCAGCTGGTACTTCAACAGTTTATGACCAACAATTAGGAAAGAACCTTAAGCGTCCTTTCTTACACGTTCGTTATAGAGCTTCGCAAACTGACAACAGAAAAATGAAAACTTGGACTACTGGTTCAGTTGGAGCTGCTACATCTGCTTTAGATGCAATGCAAATCCACATGTTAACTGAAAGATGTTTGGTTACTCAAGGTGCTAACAACTTCATGTTAATGAAGTAAGCATTATTTAATTAAAGAGGTTGGGGCTTGTCCCCAGCCCCTTTTTTTTTATTTTATTAATTTTTTATTATATTATATATTATGGCTAAAAAGCAAACAGCAGCAAAAGCTGCACCAAAACAAGAGGTAGAACCTCAAATGCAAGCAACTAATGAAATGACAGAAGTTGTTATTGAAAAACAAAAAAGAAAAGAAAAAGAGTACAAAACTCTAGAAGACGGTTGGGAAATTAAAGATAGAGTTTACAACTTAAAGGGCGGTAAAAGACCACTTTCAAGATCATTAAAAGCTGCTGGAGTTTATTATTTTGACGAACAAAAAGGCTACGAAAGAGAGCTTAAGTATTGTTCTAACCAAAGAACTTCTTTTGTAGATGAAATG